TAAGAAGTGGCTAAATGGACAAGGTGGCAAACGGGCCGATCTCCGTTGGGACGATCTCCGTGGGGCCGATCTCGGTTGGGCCGATCTCCGTGAGGCCGATCTCCGTGAGGCCGATCTTCGTGGAGCCGATCTCGGTTGGGCCAAGCTCCGTGGGGCCGATTTCAGTGAGGCCGATTTCTGTGAGGCCAATCTCAGAGAGGCCGATCTCAGAGAGGCCGATCTCAGTTGGACCAAGCTCCGTGGGGCCGATCTCTGTTGGACCAAGCTCCGTGGGGCTAATTTCCGTGGGGCCGATCTCCAAAACGTCACAAGCATAAAGCGTGTGGAGGTTTCATGGAGCGATCATGGCGAATGTGGCAGAAAACTGTTAGCCGTCCTGATTGCTGATGAGGTCCGATATTTTTGTGGTTGCTTTAGCGGAACACTGGATGATCTCAGAAAGTACATTTCCGATGGCAAAGAGAAATACAAAGCAAGCCGCACAATCGCCGCTGATTTCTGTGAGTCAAGAATGGCTGAGATGATGGACGAGAAAGGACAGGACGATGAGTAGGTCACATGACGTAACCATTAGTGGGTTTGATCTATCCGCACTTGAATCTGAAAATGAGTCATTGCGAAAGCAACTGGCCGAGGCGCGGAAGTTCTCCAATTTCAGACAACACCAACTCGACCAGATCTGGGACGCCATTGAATTTGACCCGGACGACTCCTGCATTGTCGGCACCGTCAAGCGACACATGCGCGAACTGGCCGAGGCGCGGGAGGCCCTTGAGCTAGGCATTGATTTCGCCAAGGAATCAATAGCACATGATGAGCACTCAGGTTTAGATGTTGCTCTTGATAAGGAATATTTGGCCCAAATGTGCCGAGCACTGAAAGGACAGGACGATGAGTGACGCTGAATTTATCACGTATTGGCGCAACCATAAGGATGCACAGAGTGTTGAAGGTATGTTACTGCTTATTAAAAAAGAAGTGGTAGATAAACTGGAGCAGCAACTCGCCGCCAGCCAGCAAGAGGTTGCAAACCTCAAAGCATCCCATGAGTCGGTGCTCAGAGAGGTAAACGAAATTGAAGCTGGTTTAAAACTGGCTCGGATTTTGAGTGATGCCGGAGAAAGCCCGAATGAACTCCTGGCTGTGGTTTATCACATGGCAACAAGAGAGAAATGAGCATAGCCCCACCACCACACCGGAGATCCAAAAAGAGCAGTGATGCATGGATTACACCAAAGTGGATAGTAGACGGCCTCGGCCCTTTTGATCTGGATCCGTGTGCGGCAGAGCCCCAGCCATGGAGAACCGCCACCAGGATGATAACCGAGAAGGACAATGGCCTCCTGGATATCTGGAAAGGATTCGTGTGGTGCAATCCACCATACGGTAGGGAATTACCGATCTGGCTCGAGCGCATGGCCCTTCACAATAATGGAATCGCGCTGACGTTTGCCAGGACAGAGACAAGAGCATTCTTTGATAACGTTTGGCCGCATGCATCCGCTCTTCTATTTCTTCGCGGGAGAGTGTCATTTTTTAAGCCGGACGGATCCCCATCCCCCAAAGGCCACAATAGCGGAGGTCCATCCGTTCTGATAGCATACGGAGACCAGGCGAAAGCCCGCCTGAGTAAGCAAAATAAATGGGGATATTTTCTCGAAATTCTTTGAAGTTTTCCTTCTATAAAATTTGCTGGCAGAAAGTGAGGAAGGGGAATGATTACGTGCATCATCTTATATTGGGTAATCGCTATCCTTGCTGTGTACTTGTGGCAAGTGACCGTGGGTGATGATGACATCGGGATAGGTTTTGCCGTTGGCATATTCTGGCCAGTTGCAGTAGTGGTATTAATGATCTTTGCACCGTATATCATAGCAACAGCAATTACTAAAAACAGAGAGGATTGAGATGGAAAAAAGCAAAGCAAATCACGTAACAGTTGAGATCAGGAAAGACGGTAATCCGGCAATGCTGGTTAATCTCAGGCGAGTAGATTATGACGATAGGTTCGTTTATGAATATGAATACCTAAGTGTAGGCATCGGAATAACCTGTTCAGGGATTTATTTTAACGACAAGAATTTAAGCGAAGACGAGGCGATTATCGAAGCAGTACAGGAGGCCAACCAATGATTAACACGGACGAAATTAAACAGGGGGATTGGGTGCAGATTGCGAATGGGGATTGGTTTGAGCTAATTGAAGAGTTCATCACCGACCACGCAACCATGAACAATAGACACACTGATGCCTGTAAGTAAATCTTAATTGACATACCCGTAGAACTGTACACAAATATTCTCGATGGCTCAATTAACACAGGAAGGCCTTATTGCCGTTCGGAAGAAGCTAAACATGGCACTGATATGCGAAGATGCCGGACTTAGCTACATCCGCATCATGCAGAAAGTATATAGGGGTAGCGAATTCACCCAGGACGAACTTGAGCGAATTGAGAAGGCACTGAAGCCATTACACGTTACGGCCTCTTCGCAGTAGGATCGATCCTGTTCCCGTGTTCCTGGATGCAGAACGATTTAATGTTCTCAATTGAGTCCTCAAGATTATTAACACGAATCTTCAGCTGTTCGGTAAGTTTATCGAGGTCACGAATGGCCTTGTGATCGTGCTCCTGCTTTCGCTTGATGTCGTCTAGTCCTTCCACTCGTACATTGATTTCCCTGAGCATTAAGCCCTGTTCCTCAAGTTTTCCTGACATATCCCGCATCCATTCCAGTTGCTCGTCGTTACGCTTGCCGATTGTCTTCCAGCCGACCATGAACAGCGTTCCCACCGCACCCAGAAGGATTATCATTATTGCGAGTAGTATTTGAAACAGATGTTCTTCCATTTTTCCTAAGAAGGTTGAATTGGTAGTGCAACCTTGTAACCGATATATAGACCACAACAGATTAAAACCGATAGAGCCCCTGCCCACCACGCCACAAACAGGCTGGCAATAGCACCAGCAGCCAGACACGCAGCAACAAGAGGCCATTCCCTTCTCCAAGACAACCACGCTCCAGCAAACAAGCATATTGAAAATATCATGCTTTTGAAGTAATCCGTTTTTCCGTACTCCTTAAGTATTGCAGCATAGTCCTGAGATCCACCTATCTCAGTTTCCGTCTCAGTATTGTTGACCACCACTGTACCATCCGGATGAATTGTAGTAGTCGTTTGCTTGCTGGACATCGAGGAGCTGCCTTCCGGATTCTCAGGCTGGGTAATTGTCTGATGAATAACAGGAGGAGCACCTGGCTCGACCTGCTCAATCTTCACATTCTCAGGAGGTTTAGCAGCTGGCCTGGTAGGAGGATACATTTTAGTCGACCCTGCTTCTACCTCAGTAGTAGCTCCTCCCCCCTTCTGGTGATCGGTAACGCATCCGGACATCAGAGCAGCCAAGGCAACAGCAATGGCAATAAGACCCCACTGCCATACCTTAAATGTCCATGTGACACGCTTATTCAGTAATGCCAGCAGTTTTTCTTTCATTGGTTAGGCCCCCAGCCCAATCCCGTGAAAGTGGTACAGATACGCCGCTACAGCTATCAATACCAGAATAATGGTTCCGGCTTTTCCCTTGAGCCCTTTTCCCCAGAATAAGCCTTTAAAAGCAGGTAATGGATTACTCATCAGGATTCTTCCTTAGTTTTGCTGAATGCCAGTGTGATGCTTTCGCCAGAACTTAATCCAGTGGTAACTACGTGAATCTCGTTCACGGCCACTGGACCAACCACAACACTATCAGCAGAGCTTAGCGTATCATAGATTTGGCCAGCTACTCCACCATTCGCGGCCTTAATAGCCACGCTTGCCCCGCTTGGCATGTTTAGAGCCTCAAAGCTGTATGTCCTACCAGGTGAAGGCCTTACTATCCGAGTTCCGTTTGCAGTTATAATCATAGTTATCTCCTATCTATATTAACAATTTAGCTGAGAAATAATTTCTCTTTTGATGCTCATTACGGTAGCCTCATGGCTGAAATAAATGAATGTGTTGCCCCGCCATTTATAATCGTTGAACTAGATCCAGCAGATCGAACACGAACCTTATAAATCTCATTCAAGTTTGAAACATAAGTTAGTGCGCTCAAATTAATGTACCAGTCTCCCGGTTGGGTGGACTGAGCAAAATTACCGGCAGCAATTCGCCTTCCTGTAAATTGGTTCACAATCTGCACCCAAATTGGATCTCCGTCATTACCGGCAACATTTGGAAGTTCCAGGGTAAGCGAAATCAGCCACCGTCCAGGAGTCAACGACATTGAGGGAGTAGCATAAGTGTTTGATCCACGCTCATTAATCAATGTATCCCAATCAATGTCGGTTTCAGTAAATGAAGTAAGGGTAATATTTGCAGCAAATGTTCGCTCGTAGGCAGGGTGCTCCAAAAGGTTCATATTTCCATTCGGAAGCATTTGAAATACTTGGCTTCCAAGTGTAGGAAAGGCCACCGAGTTATCAGCAAACTTCATGCTGATTTCATCAGTGTCGTCACCAATTATAGCAAGCTCCCTGGCTGTCATTCCGCGCAGTGCCTCAGTAACAACATTCTTCGCTCTCAAAACGGTCCCATAGGCATTAGTCTGATCCACCGCCAAACTGAACAGGCTTGTGAGTTGATTGGTCACCGCAACAGGAGAACCAAAGGCTCCAGTCGCAATAGGACCAACAGCATAAGTCAAAAATATAAACGGCTGAATATTCATCCCAAGAGGGAATGCACTTTCAAAGTGAATCGCATGGTCAGCACCAGACTCATGTTGAGAGGTAATGTGGTTCCAATTAGTATTTGATATATAGAAATCTGCCTTACACCCTGCAACCGCATTGGTGAAGTGAATACCATGAATATAGTGTCCATTTCCATTGCCTAAAACAACTGCATATTCAGAAGCACCGTAGACATCACAATCGAGCAGTTTAATACGATTAACCTGTTCGCCAGCAGCCACATAGGATCCTGTTGAAAAGTCCACACCAATTGCAAAAGCATAATCACAATTGCGAACCTGTACGCGATGCCATTCGTGAAAATAATCACGAACATCACCAGCCGTATCATTCCAAAGGCACACACCCTGAATGACGCTTCCATTTCCCTCCAGATAGATGTCTCTACCGCTGAAATACCATGTGTCACCCTCGCCAACCCTAATAAGCGTCTTACATGTAGATGATCGGATGTCCACCGAGCGCAATGCACAACGAAACCATGATTCACAACGAACAGCGTCATCGGTAGATGTCGATATAATTCTGGCAAGTCCACCCTCGCCAGTTATCGTCTGATAATGATTCGTATAAACGATGGCCTGACTGACGGCATAGATTTTACCTGCTCTTAGCAGCACAGTCCCTCCAGTAGTTTGAGAACCCAGATAACTCAACGCTGAATTGAATGCGGCAATATCATCAGTTACCCCATCCCCCTTAGCACCAAACCATTCAGGACGAATATAACCATCTACATACAAGTTCGCATAACGGCCATCATTTAACAAAAATGAATTCAAGCCAGAAGCCCCAGCCTCAACAATAAGAGTAATTGCCTGACCAAAATCACCATCAGCATAATATCCCCTAAGTAAAATTGCCTGGCCAGTAGCAACAGACACAATTGAAGTGTCTGAAGTCATAGCTGAAACAATTCCATACTGCCTTGCTGCTCCAGTAATTCCAGTAGATGTTCCCTGATTTACAACAGACGGTAAAGCTGCATCAGTGTCATCGAAAATAAGAATTTTACCACGCCTATCATCGGGACTAGGTAGTTCTCCAGAATTTCCAGGATCCTCCCCAAACGGTAGCCTTAAAGCTCGCTGATAATTCTCCTTCAACTGTTGGCCTTCCATGTTTCGCTCATCCAATCCCTTTTCAGCAAGTGGACCGCTACGAGGAGTGCCATTCTGAATATCCTGAAGCTGGGTGAATGGCATATTACGATAAACAGTAATAATATCACCTACAGCCTGACCTACCATCGTCACAGTAAATGCATTCTCATTACCCACTCCTGATACTGTATAGTGGCTATTAAGCGTTAGTAACGTCCTTACGTTACTCCTGGAGCGATATACCTGAATATGAGTCTCATCCAAAATCGGACTATTGACGGTGATAATATCGGATCCAGTTTGTAACTCGACCTGCTCAGGAACAAAATCTGCTTGTACGGTCATTTATCAGTCCTCATTTTCTTCACGCTCTAAGCGTCTTTCAGTTTTCACCTTACCTTTTCCAGTCCACCAGTAAAGCATTTTCCCAATACCGGGAATCATCCGGACGGACTCAAAATCTTCCCATTGCATGTCTTCGCCCTTTGTGAACTTGTCATAGGCCATCTTCATGTCGCTGAAAGGATTCTCAATCCATGGCATAGCAGGAGCAAGGATACGACCATAGAACAAGTCCACAGGACCCTCCTCGCGCATGTAATAAACATAGTACCGGCTGAATCCAGACAGTTTCCAAAGATTATCAATTGCCACATCATCAAGATCGGTACGCCGGCCATACATCCAGTCCTTGAACCAGTCGACCGGAACATTCGCCATATAGAAGGCCATGGACAACATGATAAGATTCTTCACCCCATCCTTATAGTTGCCCTTCGCAAATTCATCGATTGTCTCACGACGAAAAACATCCAGCTGCTTCAACGTGAATGTCTTGAGCGTGTAATAAAGTCGCCCTGTACCGCTCCTGGCATAGAATTCAGGCATTTCAGATACAGATATAGGCTGGAAGTCTGAAAGGATCAGGAAGGCCATCAGCTGCACGTCTGGAGTGACGTTACCGGCAGCAAGGTCTTTCTCTACCTGGCTCGCCTTATCGCCAAATGTTGCTACCAAAATCTCCTTGTCCTTTCCTCGTAGCTTTCCTTTCGATGCACGCTTACGAAGCTTATTAATTCCCGTGTTTATCAGAGTCTCCTTGCCGATGCGGTCCATGTAGGAGAAACCGATATATCGAAACATCCTATCGAGATTCTTGTACAGCTTTCCAGGATTCTCGAATTCCTGACCGATTCGCTCTATCCCAAGGTCCTCTACCGCAATCTTCGAGCGTCCCACTGTTGCCCGCGCCAAAGAAGGAAGCACTCCAATCGGATCCAGATACAAAGCCCAAGCAATATCTCCGACCTGAGTGATCGTGGCGGAAACATCATTAAGTAATGAAAGATACGTCAGTGCCTTCGCACGCTGGACCCACTTAGGAGCTGACTGGTATCGGAATCGGCCGGTAAGCAGCTGCTTTACCCTATCCACATCACGAGGAGCAATCTGGCCCTTCGCAATCAGATCATTCACCATGGCTGAAACGCTCTCCATTTCGTTCAGCCTGGACATCACAACATCCTCGCCGGCAGCGTTCACCTTCAGCTCATTGTCAATCACCGCATGAGGACCAAAGAATTTCTTCGCCTCGATACGATCTACCGCACGATCAATGTAGGAAAACAGTGCTTCAGATGGACTTGCATAGTAAGGGAGGAACCTGGACTCCAGTTGCATCATGGTACGCTCCTTTTGGAATCCAGGTTTTGCCCCCAAACCTTTCGTATAACCCCTAAGATATACGGAAATTATTCTTTCACGTTCATGCTCATCAAGCTCCTGACCTTTCGCGTGTGCCTTCGCACGAGCTTCAGCGATCACCGTTTCCAGCTTTGTTGCTTCCTCAGCATCCTCGCCATACATTTCTGTATAGAGGCCCTTATAGTCCTTCACGCGGAACGGAAAATAATCCTCCAGGTATCCCAACTCATCACCCATATCGCGCTGAGCCTTGTACAGGCTATCTAGGACCTTCTTAATAACTTGGAAATCTTCCCACATGCGATAGGATTTCATGATTCGCTGAGCCTCAGCAGGATCATCCCTCAAAGCAATTATTAGCTCATCCTGGACGCTATCAGGAAGCTTCTCCATCTTCTTCACCCATGGCAGAGCCAAACGCCTGTATTCGCTCTTACGGCGCATTACCACACCATCATGAGCCCTGAGTCGCTGGGACAGCGCGAGATTGATCCTACGCAGCTTTGAGGCTATTGGAGAAATGATATTCGATATGGCCTGACGAAAACCTGAATCCTCAGCCCGATAAGTTCTAGCGGCTTGTTGACGTGTCAGCTGCACCGGCTTACCCAGAATCTTACTCTTCTCATCCCTAGCCACTTCCATCATGTCATGCTCCAGATCAGAATAATTATCCCAATCGTGGTCAGTTTCGTACAGCTGCTTGTTAGGAATTCCGGTCTGCTCAGATGCAGTTACACGGGAATTTCGAGGGAAAGTGTCCTGAAAGGTAATACGTAAATCATTTGGATCGAAGGCAGTTGCATCCACACTTTTTATCTGTGAAGGATCAAATGCGACCCATATTTCACCGCCACGACCTCCACGGTTACCAAATCCACCAGGTACATGCACGCCATCATACCCTGTAACTTCAGTAACAGCCTTATTAACAAACTCCGGATCTACTCCAGCACCGACTACACCGCCAAGCTGTTCAAGAGCCTCTTCGTCCTGAGATACAAGTTCTACAGCACCCTCAAGACCTCCAAAATTGGATAGATACCCATCATCTATTGATATTTCAGGATCATATTCATGTTCTAATTCAGCAATCCTCCACAAGATGTCCCTAAGAGTATCCTCATCAAATCCTTTCTGGTTAAGCTCCATCGGTTTTTGAATACTCAGGTATGCTTGAATAACCCGACCCCTGTAACCGTAACCAGCTGCAACATCTGGATCGCTAGTGAAGTAAAACCCCTGTCCTTCGGACCTGCCTTGCTGCCCGATTTTGGCATAGTCAAAAACCTCAAATTCCATATCACGAGTACCGTGATAAACAACCAGAGGATCACCATCATCATCGACAACCTTCGATTCCTTAAACCAATTCTTGAAGGCCTCAGTATTGGTCACCGCCTGAAAGGTTTCTTCAATCGTCACATCATGATGATCGAATATGACATAGTTGTAGTTGCCTTTACGTTCTATCTTTGTTTCAAAACCTTCTTCGCGTTTCAGCCTTGCATGTTGTTCAGCCTGATTTCTTGTATCCCATCGAGTCTCTGAATAGAGTTCTCCATTCACAAAAGTTCTTACATAAAACCCCCTGGAGGTAGCATCTAGATACTTGATTCCACGGATGCCTAGAGAATGTAACAAAAGAGAAGCTTCCTTGGGTGTCTGGGCTTCATAGGCTATTGCATAAATATCCTTACCTATAGGATCTACGAACTGTCCTTTTCTCTCAAGCACACTTCCGTAAAGTGAATCATCAGCTTTTTTAGCGGCTTCCGTTTTCAATAGCTGCTCAAAAGCATTTTTAATTTTCTCACTTTGTTCGCTAAGTGATTCATCCCACAACAGATATTCATCTTCGTCAGCAGCTAAATTCACCTGATAGACTGATCCAGTTTGCTCCTCAATTAAATCCAAATGCTTGAGAGCAATTTCAGCTCCATCAATAAAAGCCTGATTGCTTTCAGTGTTAGTTCCTTCAGATTTCCATCTTTTAGCCTGTTCAAGGCTTCCCTCAATGGAATCCTTTATGCTTTGCAAACTTTCTCCCTGACTGAGTCTCCATGAGATTTCTGACGCTACCTTCCTTCCTTTTGTTAGAAGCAGCTCACGCATAAATGCGGTAGTATCTGGACGTGATAATTGATTTTTATACCATTCAGCAACCCCACGACCTTCAGCAAAATACAATCCCCACCCATAGGCCTGAGCACCTTCACCAGTCCCAATCTTCTGAAGATCAAAGGAATCGAACTTGTGAGGACTACCATGCCAAGCAGTCATGAAAGTTTGATTCGGAGCAGGCTGACCTTTCTCATCAATCTTAGGAACCGCCTGGAATGTATCCAAATCCTCAGCCACCCCAGCATAATCCGGATAGATAGCATCGCCCCTGGCTGAGCGTTTCATTGCCTCAATCAAATCTGATGGAGTATCAAAGGTAAAACCTTCATCTCGCAACCTGAGTAACATCTGATCGAGCGTATCACCCTGCTTGCGGAATATCGCCAGACCACGACCACGACCATATTCTTCCCAGACTTCCCGCAGCTCACCAGCAAATTCAGTACCCTCACGACCGGCCACCATTGCCTCAGCACGAGAAGGACTGACAATGCCACCCATGCGACGAATCACCTGAGTCAACTCCATTGTAGGATCAGGACCAGCCTCTTGCTCCTCCAGTGCCTTCAACCTCATTTCAACATACTGAGCATCCAGACCGGTTGCCCGCTCCAGGTGACGCTCTAACGCAGCATCGAGTTGTCCAGCCTGACGCAGCTGCATCAGCTGAGTAGCACGAGCCATAATATGCTTCATGTACGCCTGAAACTGTACCAGGAACCGCTTGAAACCAGATGGAATTTCAGCCGCCTCATCCTGATTCAGCCGACCGGTCACGTAATCGATCGATCTATTTGAAAACCATTCTGTTAAGCCAGCATTGTCATTTCCGTACTCAATCCGGCCAGTCTTTCGCTCATAGTCGAGCTTCCAGGTTTGAAGGTCCTCCCATGTCAGATCACCATCGCGCTCAATAGCAGCCTTCAGGTACGCCTCAGAATACTCCTCTATGACTGTGAAGTAGCTGGCCCCCTTGTAGATTTTTATCGCATCCTGCCAAGCTCTACGCTTGAACCCGCTGATTGAGCTTCCCAGGACAATGCTGTTTTCCAGAGCCCACTCGATTTCATCAGTGGTATTAAAATTCGTGGTTTTGCTGATCCACTCACGAGCAGCCGCCTCGCTCATCTTACCTTCATCGATAAGCCGACGATAGGACATAGGAGCCTCCACATCCACATCAGCCTCGATACCGGATATGAATTCAAAGTAATCAAGAAAGTCCTGGAGGTCCTGACCGAGCTTCTGAGATTCCTGCACTTTGAAATCCATGGCAGCTTCACGAGCCTCCTGCATGGTGTCAGCACGAGCAATCTCCTCTTCGCCTGGTCCAAATACAACATACTGGCCTTCGCGTTCTGCTATGCTAGGCTCAGGTATCGCTTCAGTCGCCATCTTTTCACCGGTTTCTGGCATCACCATGATACGCTGAGCCTGAGCACCATAGAAATCATTGTAAGCAGCACGAGCCTGCACCTCATCCACATCCGTCCGGACAAGCTCCTTTTCTTCCTGGAGTTGCTGAGCACGCTGGAAAATAGCTGCATGTTCAGGATTGGTCATATCCAGTGGAATCGCTCCAATGTCAGGATTCACCATCACGGGGTTTCCGTTCACTTCCCCAAACTGAGTATTCCCGACATTTATAGTCGGCACAAACATATCGGAATCGACCAACGCCTGAGCATTGTACATTTTCTGAGCATCGACATCCCCATTCGCAGCCTTCACCAGGATGTCTCCCGTGGCCGGATCCGCCAAGGCCTCACGAATTTGATCGTCAGTCTTATGCTTTCTCAGCAGTGCAAAGTCTTCCTTACTCAGTGGTTGTCCAAGACGGTTTGAAATATACTGCTTCCCGCGGGAGCTTTCTACAGCTGCACCAGTACCAACCCCAACAGCAGTCACCGCCTGTCCAGTGAACATCCCCACGCCAAATTCTACCATTCGCTTACGAAGGACATCCATTGACCACAAATCACGCTCAGGATCCACACCGGTCATTCTGGCCAGCATATCCATAGCCTGTCCCTGGGATGCCTCAGTAACACCTTCACCGAATCCACCAGCAGCAATCCGCTTTGATACTTCTCTCAGCGTCAGGTCCTTACCTTCTTTGAAGACGTTCTTTAGGATAGTATCTATACCAGTCTTTTCCAGTGCAGTACTGACCGTTCCATAGCTCGCTGCATATCTAAATGCCTCACCTGGATCAGCCAGCTCGCCTTCCTCAAGTGTACCAACGTAATCAGAATATGCCTCCTCATAGGCCTCAGTAAAAATCGTTCCCCATCCAGCAGGACCAGCCAGTGTAGCAAGCGCATTAGGAGCCAACTGGCCTATACCCATGGCTATCTGACCCCAGAAACTATTAGCAGTCGCATCAGATACACCATATACCTTATGGATTTTTCCAGCAGACTTGCGAAATGTATCAGCCAAGTCAGTAGCCGGCAGTTCAGCCGCCACTTCCCGACGACGTTGCTGAGCACGCATCCCAATTTGACGACCACGCTTCATCAGTTCCTCAGCTTCAGCACGTTGCTCAGGTCGAAGCATCTGCATTCCTGATGGAACATGGCCACGCTGGAGCATTCCAATGTTGTAATTGGCAAATGCTACCGGATCGATTGCGCGAATTTTATCGAAGATTTCCGGTAATTCAGGATCATCATATTGAAGAGGAACCTGTACATCGGCCACAATCTGAGCAGTACCACCGGATTTCATCAGGAGTGAACGAGCACCACCGGCCAGCATAGCACCAGGAAGCTCTCTGATTCGTGCCTTTTCCTGCTCCACCTCATTCTCTACCCGAACCTGTGGACGCACCACCTTGCCGTCATGCTCACGATAGTACGCCTGAATTGCGCCATAATGAGCGGCCGCATTGTCACCAGCTCCAGGAAGATAGGTTTTGGAATAGGTATCATAGTCCTTGAAGACTGCTTCCCTGTCCTTGCCAAACTTATGAGCAATATAATTCGAGTTGAATCGCTTATACAGGTAATCGTTCCTATCACCAGAGGCATCAGCAGCCATCAATAGCGTATTGCGCGAATCCTCAGGAATAGCTGAGAGTCCACTTTCTAATCCATCCTTGAAGTATTTAGCATTGGCATCCATCAGAATCCGAACATATCACCAGTTGCGGCCTCCTGAGAAGCCTGTTCATCAGCAATTTTACCGAAAATTTGAGAACGGTAGTCATTGAGCTTCAGGCTCCACATATCCTCAGTGATGTCCTTCGTATTGTGGATCCACATGAAAAGATCACGCAGCTGCTCATTGGCAATACCCGAAATCGCCTCAGGAGCCCAATCGCCGTAGCCATTAGCTTCCTTGTACATGTCGAACATGTCAGTAACCTTGCGCTTGTCAGCATCATCCAAGTTCACCTTCTCATCGAAGCCGGCCAGCATCAGCTGACCATCTTCAACGGCATCCTGGTAACGCCAATCCAGCCATAGGTCCACCAGCTTACGCTTCGAGGCTGGAGTAAAGTCGCTATCTGCAATCTTCTTCAGCTGCTTGTTGTACGCCTCCTCAGGGATGTCCTTTTTCAAAGCCGCAGGAACCCAATCCATTCCGAATCCCTTGTGATACCAGCTGAGCGTCATTTCATCAGCAAGCTTCTGGTATTCAGTGGTATTCTCCTCGTAGACAGTTTTGGCCTCCATTGCCCGCTGCATCTGCTCTACAACGAATGGATCAGTACCCTTCGCAGCAGCTACCTTGATGTCATCATCAGTCGCATTTCCGCTGGCAAGAGCCTTATTGAATGTCCTGAGCGTACTGGCCTGGTCCCGTAATGCTGTACGCATACGAGCATCAGCATATCCTAAAAGCGTTCTCCTGGAGTCTGGCTGAAGTCCCTTGTAATTTACAAACTTTGATTCGTCGCCTTCGCCCTCCTTGACCATCAGCATGTCCATGAAGGCCTTGTAATCGTCAGGAGTGACCATTGAACGAAGCTCCTGCTCAGCCATTTGATAGTCAGCCTCATGCTTGAGCTTAAATTTCAGTGCTTCCGCCTCAGGTTCAGGCAATCCGATGGAATCAATCTTTCGATCACCCGCATCCCACATTTCATTCCTGTAATAATCCTGAGCTGACATCGTGATAGTGGTCATCTTCAACTCCCAATCACGGGCAAGAGCCTGCTCAGTAAGACGACCAAGAGACTTTTCACGAGAAACGCTATATCTGGTACGAATCGTTTCAGCAGCCTCGTCAGAGACACCGTACTTCGTCAGATTTTCCTCCATTGCCTGAGAACGCTGATCCCACAAATCAGTACCCATATCGACCCACTTTTCATGATCGTTCCGGTACTCTTCAGATTGTAGATTTACATCGATCTTCTCATTCGTAGCAGTAATTCCCAGCTGTTCATCAGATTCAGCCGCCACATCATTTGTGCGCTGACGCTTCTGGGCAAATGCCATCGCAGCATCTCCAGCCTGACCGATAGCACCAGCCAGCCGTTGCTGAGCCTGTCCCACCTGAGCAATACCAGCAGTACCGATCAAAGGAGTTCCCTCAGTCCTGCTGACTCCAGGCATATTACGAATTGGAATATCACCAGCTGCCATGATTATGTACTCGCTTTCATTGTGGCCATCCTTGAAGCACCGCTAAGCAGTGTGGATGTTGCCCCGATTTTTCCGGATAGTCGTGCCAGGTGACCCTGATAAATCAAACCTTTCTCTCTTCGCTGAGCCTGAGTCCCAAAAATATCGCTTTGGCGCTTTGACTCCTGGAATTCAAGCTCCTGACGTGCCGCATTCAGGCTGAATGCCACAAGTGGAGAACCTTCCATTGCCAATCCCATACCGGCTATACGTGCCTCAATTGCTCCAAGCTCACGCTTGCCCGCTTGACGAGCCCGACGACGCAACTCCCTTTCCTCTTCTTCCTGAGCAATGCGATCAAGCTTTACCTGACGAGCGTCCTCTTTCAGCTGAGCTTCCTGAATCTTTCCAGTCTTATAGGAGGTATAAGCACCGTATCCAGTGCCTACAGCTGTAATCACCAGTGCCGTTGATACCCAACTCATTCAGATCCCTCCAGAAATTTGTTCACGGTCATCATCAGTCTTTCAGCCTCCATGAAGGCCTCACTTTTATCGATTGTCAGTCCCTCGATAATTTCAAGATCAGTCTCCTCAGTAGGATGGATATTTATGATCCTGAAGTCGCTGATTGCAATAGCTGCCTTACGCACTCCAGGCTGAGAAACAAAGACTCCAGGACCTACCAGTTTAGGATCATCCCCCTCACAAACCAGCCAAGCGTGACCGCTCAGAACGACATTCATAGTCGCTTCCTTGTGGCGGTGGCCTACTACTACCATTCCAGCCGGTATCGTGATTTCCCGACCGTAGACCCCTGGAGCAAAGTGATGAGCAAGCTTACAGATGTCGTCGGTCTGACTACCAACAAGCACACCTTCAGTCTGGAGCATTGCCTTCTCCAGGTCACCGACATTTGGTTTTTCTGCTATCGCGTTATCCACCTTCTGAAGCCTCAAAGTTCACTGTTATAGCTTTCACCTTTAGGGGAGCAGGTGAAGCCTGTCGAATGTAAATGTAGCCCTCAAAATTAAATGATCCAGGAAATGACAGCTGAACATCCTCAGATTCCAGATCCCATGCCTCGCCCCAAAGATTCTGAGAGAAGGTATTTACCCGCGCATCGTACCAATCGATACCATCAGCAGAGTATTCAAACGGACCAGACTCGAAAATTCGTACAACGAGTGAGCTTATTCTGCGCTTCTTTCCCTGTAGGTTACCCTGAGAAGTGGCATCCAGTCTCATAGACTTGTACAAAGCCGTCTGAGCAAGACCAACGTAGCCAAAGGCCTTCGGATCGTCCAACGTGATTGCGCCACCTGATACCGTGTACTTTCCGGCATTTCCGCCATCGCCCCAGCATTCAACTTCAAGGCCTTCCAAGTGATCGAGTCCACTGAGTGTCCGGAAAACCTCTCTCCAAGTCCCTCCTGATCCAGCAGAAGATTCTCCAGAAGCCAGTTTGATAGTCCCACCATTTGCCGTCCACGTCAGCAAAGTAGGATACAGGTTTATCGTTACGCTGGTTCCTCCTGATGGCACGCTTGTAACCTGAAAACGCTTTCCGTTAAGAAGCACCGCCGCACTGCCAGTAACCCCATCAATGTCCACATAGTCACCTACAACCAAATCATGAGACAGAACCGTATTCACCGTAACTTCAGGAGTCGTGTCAGTAACATTTACGATGTCCCATTCAACGTCTTTTCTGGTATCGACCGGAGTAACCCCATCCTCTTCATAGAGTTCAAATGATGACGAGGTAATATTGAGAGCCTTGTAGAAATTGCCATTGAGCTTCGTAATTCCAGATATTCCTGAAGGCTCAACAAGGTCACCGCTGACGAGTCCAGTTGTATCACCTTCCACCACAGCCGGACGCGCATTGCTAATAGAAGTGATAGTGCCAGTAGCAGCAGGACCAAAGGATGATGCGCTATCAAGGAGCTGAGCATAGAGCTTTCCAAGTGCCTTGTAATCATTATTATTGAGCCTTTCTATATACCGTACTTCACCGCTGGGAAGAGTACGCTTTACGCTTATCCACACCCGCTCAGAGACTACAGCAATGCTTTCAACCACTCCATTTGTTACCTGCCTTGTCCAGCCAACAACATTATGCTGTCGCTCATAGGTCATCAGAGGCATTTCACCATCTTCACGATTTGTCCAAATCAGATTATCCGGATCCCGCTGAGCTGCCATGGTAATAAATCCCTCACCCGTACCAGCAATATGATCGGCCAATACCGTCATATCGTTTGCAGCGTGCTTGCTGAAGACACTGGCATTATCCTGAGCTAACTCATAAAGCCGTCTTCCGGTATTGTGGACGAACAGGAGCACATCCTCCAGCGTAAGAGGCTGAATTGCCTTCGATCCGATTGCAGTCTGACGACGAACATTCCCGCTGGTAGGAGTCAGAATATCCCCATCCTCAGTCAAATGAGCCCATACCTCAGTTGAAGTACCAAGAAGCAGCCCATTGAGGTTGCCAATCCACCGGATAGGATTCTGGGCATTCGCGCTGATGCGCTTATTCATTCCATCATTGTCAGCAGCAGTGCCGTAATCAAAATCCTCATAGTCATCCGTTTTGGATGCCTGGAAGTTCAATGGCCGGTAATCGTTACCAGCAGCCCACCGTCGATTCTCAAACGAATCCACACATGCAGACCAACCTCGATAGTCGCTCCAAAGTGGCTCAGACCAGTAAGTAGTATCATCGGTTGCCTCAATATCCTCCAAGACTTCAGCCGTAACGCTACTATATGGCTCCACGCCACTCGGAACAGCAGTGATCTTAACCAGGCCGGCTATGAATGCCTCAGGAGCCTCCAAAACACATCGAGGACGATCGGTTACACCACTTGGCAAGGCCCATCCAGCATCCCGCACAAACCGGAACCGATATAGAGCTTCCTCAGTATCACCACCATCAAGAGGATTGGAATCCACGTTTCTATCATTATCTCCATCGAACTGACGAATCACCCTGAAATCCAAATCACCGCTTCCCTTCTTTTCCAGATACAGCGTTCCACCCCAAAACCCATAGGTCCTTAGGGTCCATTCGCCAATAATTGGAATAGCCGTTGATGTCGTAGTACCAGCTCCATCGAGGTATTCCTCTTCACTGGTCCCTTCCCGTAAGTGACGTATCTGCCAAATGGATCCCACATGCCCATCGTAGAAAATATCAGGATCATCAGTTGACCCACTTGGAACAGCCGCATTGATCGTGATTGTACCAGTCTTCGCACTCGGAGTCAGGTAGATGTCTGAAATATTCTCATCGAGCAGAGGAGGAGGAAGGTTATCAATGGCCTCCAGCGTCCAATTATCATCAGCCAGTCGGCTCAGCTTGCGGTCCTGGTAATCAGGATGGTGGATGAACACCACATCATTGATTTGAGAGAATTGAACCTCATACAAATCCGCCTCCAGATATGGAGTAGCAATTTCGTATGGAACAGTGGCGGTAGTACCGGAACCGGCTGACACCTCGACTTGCTGACCGGAACCGGCATAGAAAAACCGCATGTACTGATGTCCAAATTCAACAGTAAAGGACGTAGTACGGGAAAATTCAAAGGGAAGCACACGACATACCCTATTCGCATACTTGGCAGCTCCAACGTAATCAAAACCGTTACGCTTGAACATTTCACCCTGCTTGTTGATTCGGAAATTCTCAAGTATTCTGGCAGCAGTGAGATATTTCTCCATGTCCACCCTGGCACTGGCAGACTCAGAGAATTCGCCAGCATTGAAGGCCAGCTGGGTATTGTTCAGCTTTTGATTCATGGTTTACCAGGGATATTGAGACTTCATCCACCCAAATTTATTGTACCGACGACCCTGAATCCATTCGCTTCGGTCAGTCGGCTTGCGTGGCCTTCTGCTATCGTCGTCGCCATCGACAACCGCAGCATTCGGAAAGGCCATCTGCTTAAATTCAGCCATCAGCAACCTTCCCTGATCCTCATCGCCCGCTATCGGCTTAGCCAGTTTTGCGGCCAGATAGACCACCAGAGCGGCCACAAACAAAGGATCGTACTTCGTGGAGTCATCCACATACTGAGTGTACACAATCTTCGCCTCATCGTGATCGGTCAGGAGGGTACGCCCCTCAATCTCATACCAATCATCATTATCCCACGCATCAATATCATTGAGCGTAATCATCCTCAGCCAGTTATCCGGAAGATTGTAACTGTAATTGTATCCAAAATCAGGAGCAGCCGCATTGACGGTGAGTTGCTGCCTCGCCTGGAGACACCTGAATGGATACATCCGACCCAATTCCCTTACAGACTGGTCGAATATTGTCTTGATACGGACTGACGGAACAGACTGGGAATCGTCGATGTCCTGTATCAGCCAGTCACCTAGCCGCGTCAGTGCTTGATTTGCTATAGCTGTCTTTGAAATCATGGCTTAATTAACTGGAAGACTTGTTTTTAAAAGAGAGGCCTAGCCCGTGGATGGACTAGGCCTCGATCAGTGGATATACCTGTAACAAGGGAAATCTACTTCGCTTAACGGCGGGCAAATACCATCCGGAAGATGATCTTCTTACCAACAGTCAAACTGCCCGCAGATGTAACTGCGAGAGTGGCCTGAATGTAGCACTTCTTCTGAGTGACATACGGAGTCAGGCTGGCTGATACCGCATTCGCATCAAAGAAGTCGCCACCAGAAGCCGCAACGTCCAGTCCATCTGCGTAACGGTCGGCATCTACAGCGTCAGTATCATCATTGTCTCCAATGTCGACAGTAACGCCAGTACCGAGTCCGTCAGTATTGGTCTTAGACAGATGCGGAATCAGCTCTACACCCCCAGGGACTTCGACAAGACGAATTACGTCGCCGGCAGCATCACCAGATACAATCGTGTACGAGGCACGAACGTAACTGAGATTACCCATCAGCTTGATTTCGTCAATCTGAGCCTTGGCAGTAGGATTCAGCTGGGCAACTACAACATCGCTATTTTTCTTAGCCATTTGGAATTATTCCTTTCTGACGATTGTCACGCTCGTGATTAAGCGTGATAAGTTTCAACGATTACCGCACCCTTTTCCTCATCACGAGTACAACCCATACGGCAGCGAGAGCGTACCTGGATTGCGTGACTCTGATTTGGAAGGATGTCGATATTTGCCCGACGCTGGCCGTCACCAAACCAAATGTGCCGCTTATGGTAGAAGAGGCAATTGGTAACATTGCTGGCGGTAGTCAACAGATCATCGTCACCAACGATCCAATTGAATCCCATCCAGAATTCCTCATGGAGGCCACCCTTATCAATAGGAGCGACCGCAGAGAAATCTCGGTTACGGATTTCGTTCACGTCAACAATCAGGTCTTCTTCGTCGTCCGGACCGATAACGGCACAGACTTCACGACCAGTCATGAGGGCGTTCCCGCGGAAGATACGCTTTGCACGAGCAACCTTATCAAAGATGAGGCCAGACTGTACCGAAGTACCAGCCTTCGTGAAGGTATCCTGGACAATCTGAGTAGACGGAACAGAGATAAGCGTAGCACCGTTTTCACCGGTATATGCAACGCCTTCAACGCCATCGACAATTGTCTGGTCCTTCGCCCGGTTGTAAGCGAACGTGTGATTGACCGTCAAGCGGCCAGTAGGAGCAATCAGCTCACCAAGTTCAACATCGTCCCATTCGTCAATGATGTTACTCAGCTCATACTTGGAAGTATAGAGCCAACGAATGAAGGTATCAAACTGGTCCTGTTGAGTCTGAGCGTGGCGGGCAGCGACTTTACGCATGGCCTGCTTTTCCAGCTGGTCGAGTTTCTTTCGGTAACCGTTTACTGAATCGATAGAAACAGTATTGGCCAAAAGACTCATCTCCCGCTGAATGCGATCCACCCAACGATTCGTGAATGCATCCTGATAATGATTAGGAAGATTCGGATTAGACATTTTAACCTTTCGTGTAAAAAGAGATTTAAGTTAATGTGTGTGAAACATCGACTTCGGGTGTCTCCATTGCGGAGGGCGAAGCTGCCATTTCTGGCTGAATCGCCGGGTCCCGTGACACGAGAGGTATCGGCTATGTCGTCTTATGGTCTAATGCATCGAAATAGCTACTGTCAAGGCTACATAAAAATAGACCCCCGATTTCTCAGAGGTCTATCCAATAACAAGAATATTAAGTAACCAAAACAATCAGTAATATTAATCACCACATCGTAGGGGATTAAGGCTCTCTGAATTTCTCGATTTCTGCAAGCATATCTTCTTCAGTTGGCTCATAATCTAGCCCAAGCTGATATGATCGTCCGTTTTTCTGGAAGATCATAGTCGCCTTGTGACCAGGAAATGTCCGTTCCTTCGGAGGTACTTGCAGCTGAGTGCCGGCAGGCAGAGCGAATTTACCGGTCCTGACTGGTTCAACCGCATCAGCCTGATTGATTTCATCAGCCAAATCCTGAGCCTTCGCCTTAGGATATTTAGCAACTTCCTTGTCGCCTTCCATTCCTGGAGGTTCAGGAGGTTCTTCAATAGGAGCCTCAGTAACCGGCTTAATACCAGGTTGCTTGATTGGTTCAGCATCAGGTGGAGGAGCGGGAGGACGAGCCTTCTTTTTCACTGGCTCTTCCTTCTTGTCCTCAGGTGGAGTGTATCCTTCCGGCCACTTTCCATGCCGCTCCTTGTACATCTGAGCTTCATAGTGACGGATCGGTACAGCTGCTTGAGGTTTCTCCTCAGGCTCAACACCATTTGCCTTCAGGAATTTCCCAACCATCACCTTGAATCGAGCCTGACCTTTCGACATCTCATAACCGGTATCAGTTATTTCAGCGATCTTCTTTCCCTGACGGAAGACATCACCTGACTCCAGGCTGTATCCTTCAAATTTCTGTTGTGCCATGATTATTTACCTCCTTTCTGCTGAGCAGCCAGTTTTCTATACTGATCCTCCTGCTGACGGTGACGAGCTACAGCTGCATGATCCCCTGCCTTCTCAGCTGCATACATGGAATCAAGCTCCTTCGCTGCCAGTTCTTCATAGTTCTGCCCCTGACCGCCCATCACACCGCCTTCATTCGCGCCGGAGAGATTCACAAACTTGTCGGAATCAATCAGTCCCTTCAGGCTGGCCATATTACGCATGAATTTCTCACCCAGACCGGCCTGTACCGCACTGTTGAGCATCACCTTCATGTCGTCTGCTTCAAAACCGAGTATCTTCATGGTGGCCTGCATATCAGAGCTGACCTTTCCAAGATCATCACCCAAGGCCTTCACCGCAGCATCTTCGTTCTTATTGAACTGAGCAATCGCACCATCCTCCTGTTCAGCAATGATCTTCGTGTAGACATCACGGATTTCACCAGCTAATTGCGGAGAAGCATGGTGTTTATGCAGTACCTCCTGGATACGAGTTGATTCGTCATCACCCCAGCGAAGATGCTCAGGAAGATCATCCGGAGGACTGAAATCGTAGTCACCAGAATTCCCTGGAGCACCATTGAGTTGATGCAGCTTGGCATTGAACTCATCGACAATCGCCTGAGGAGCCCCCTCTTCCGGACGAGCAAGACCTTTAGAAGAAAGAGCTTTCTGCTTCTCTACCAGGCTGGACATCGCCACGTCGATAGTCTTATACCGGCCAAGGAAGTCCTTATGCTCCTTCAAGTGTTCTGGAAGTCGTTCAGTCCAGTTTTCCGAGAATTCCCCTTTCTCGTTGTAGAGTCCGGAGTACCAGGGATTCGCTGTACCGGCATCACTGTTTGGAGTCGGCTGGCCACCTTCTTGACCGCCCCCTTCGGAACCGCCGTTATTCCCAGCTCCATCTGCACCTTCACCGAGGAGCGTGTCAGCTGAGGGTCCTGCCCCGCCACCGCCTTCGCCTCCTTCACCGGCTTCATCGCGCAAAATTCCTCTATTCATCCACATGATCTTTCTCCTTACTCTCTGAGGGCTTCTTAGTTACCTCTACGTTATCGCCCTCGATGTCACGTAGCGGTACGGTTAAATTGTTATGAATGGCTTCCGCAACCTGGACCTTGCCACTATTCTGAGCAGCAAGAACGGTATCCACGCCTACACCAGGAACCATCTGGAAGCACGAGTAGAATTTCCACTTGCCACAAAGCTCGTGGTACACGATTTCCTGATGCCGGTTACGTTTACCGTCACGTCCAAAGACATACCGATAGGCCTCAGCCCTTTCCCTTGCACTGTATTCCATTATCCTGATCGATTAAACTGTACCTGTCCGTTGAGGTGGACCTCCCTGAATGATTTCCTGAGGCAGCTTTGACATGTTCGAGGCCACCTTTGAACCGGATTCAGCCATGGCCATAGCAGCCTGAGCTTCCTTTTGAGCCTGAATTTCCGCCTCGATAGCCTTGCGTTCCTCAGGTGAGTTGAAGAAGTCGACGCTGACTCCCTGATTGTCGCCAGTCATACGGATCATCCGAGTGAAATTCAACTCAGTCACAAATGCCTCAGGACCCATGATTTCCATAATAGGAGCCATCATAGCCCACCACTCGAAGAAAGTAGTATTCTCAGCTGATCGAACAGCCATAGCCAGCTTGGAGGTGAAGCTGTACTTCGGAGCAGGAATCACCCAATTCCCAGGATTACGCTCCTTGTAGACGCTTGCTGGAGGGTCATCGAACAGATTCGCCCTGAATCCAATATTGAACATCCTGGTAAGCAGAGGTTTGAATACCTCCATCTTGATTCGCTCGAAAGTAGGATGGATCCTTGTCAGCTTCTCGTGCAGCATCTTTGATACCTCGAATGCTGTTTTCTCCCGCTTGACCTCATCCATATTCGTGAGCATCTGGAACAAGTCCACAAAGTACGCACGCCTGATGATTTCACGCTTCTGCTCAGCACGCTCCAATCCTGGACGAATATCACTCTCCAGACCCCAGAATTCAGGTTTCGCACCATTGGCAGCATTCGGATCGTAGGAAGTCACACCAGCCGGCTCCAGCCTGATCTTGGAGACAACACCCTTCGGAGAAAGAGTACGAGGGAAGGCCTGCACTTCAGACACGGCATCCATATCCCGCTCAATGTCCTGAGTCTGACGGATAGTGAACAGTACCATGTGGGATGGACACCATCCATATCCGGTATCTCCCCATCGCTCAAACCTGGATACGCTAAATGGCTGTTCCGGATAACCGGATTCCCTGAGAGTATGCTTATCTTCCTTGCACACGTATATCGAGGCAATAGGCATGTTGACCGCATCAATCTTACCCTGCTCACGCTCATCCTTGCGCCGTGGCCGGATAGTATGAATGACATCAAGCTTCTTAATCTTATCAGCTGCACTCTTACTGTCCTTGAGCTTCCTGAATGAAGAACTCAGGTTTTCCTCACCAAAGAACCGCTCAGCCTGGTAGACATCCATTTTGAAGCATCGACGGATTGTATCCACCAGCTTCTTGTGATTCTCTTGAATGTAGTACGTGCCGATAGGAGCGTGTACGAAATACATGATGTCTTCCTCATCCTCCTCACAGTGGACGTGAGAGGTCCCGAATCCACCACGATCCAGGAAGAATTCATGCATTTCCAGAGGGAAATTTGTGTCAGGAAGGAACTCCAGGAGGGTTTCACCGGCCCGCTTGTACCAGTCTTTCGCATCCTGAGGAGCATCCTTGTCTTCAGGAATGCACTCAAACCACTTGCCCGATAACATGTAGTCCATTTGACCGGATGCCAGCACGCTATTGGAATGAACCGCCTCAGTGTCGTAAATCTTATCAGCGTACTCCTCGATGGAATAACTCTTCGATCCAGTGATTGCACTCTTCTGAGGAGCTACGTAATCGGAAATATCCTGCCACCCATTGCGCTCATTCGCAGCAGCCGCTTCCATGGCCTGCCACGCATCACATTCTTGTTCTGCCAGTTTGTCGCTCATAATGTACTCCTATAACGGTAATCTGATTATTGAAAACCTCTCCAACACCCTTGTACGCCCGATTGAGCTGATCCAGCCGGTTTTCACACGAGAGAGCGCAACTGAAGAACATGCCTTCCATTATCCACCACCAAGAAGCCTGTTCACACCAACACGGCCATTCTGTTGAGCCTGACCCGCTCCAGTCTCTCCAGCCAGAATTGTACTAGCTAAGTAGCCTCGACGGTTTCTGACTAATCGCCTTGCATCCCGTTCTGCCTGGATGACTTCCGTTTTGCGTTCCGTTACCGGAGGCGGAGATGGACTGGCCTTGACCGCACTTCCTCCCTTGAAGTGAAGCATCCCCATTTGCTTCTCGAACCCCTGACGGCCAAACGTTGAATTGTAAAATAGTAGATCCTCTTCCATTTTTACCTCCTGTAAGTTTCTTCTTTAAAGTCTCAAGTGGAAAGCAACGCAATATATTTTTCCGCTCATAGGTGACGTACTTCAGATGAGCCAGGTCTTTAGGCAGATCATCGAACAAGTATTTCCCTTCGCCGGCAGTCAGGTAGACGTGCCATGCATTACACTCATCCTCATTAAATCGGTAGAGCGGATCCACAATCTTCCAGGATTCAGCAGTACCTATCAAATCCTTGTTAACCGGCTTCGCCATAATGAAGTAACGGTGATCGCTTCTGACGTAATGCAGGATCAGGAACAGCTCCAAATCCTCGTGAGGACCCCTAGGACAATACTCGCGCATGTAGACCCGAAACGCTTCGACTGAAGGATTCAGAGTTCCATGAACTGAATAATCTGTACTAAAATTTGTCATACGCACACTGCTATTGTTGACCGTGTTAAATCACTTACTGTTTCCTATTTAAGTCCAAGTAATGTCATCGTAGGATGGCGGTGTTCCGTCTCCGTAAAGGTCCGATACGTTGTCGGCTGTTAATGCCACATTGAACCAAATTGCTTCGTCTATCTCACCATCAAACGCTTTACCACCACCGTACTTCCCTACATTGATTGTATCCACACTCGAATTAAACGCCCAGTTACCCGTGCTTGCCGTAGCAGCTACTCCATCAAGATACACTTGTCGACTAGTTGCCGATGCAAACACTGCAACCCCATGATGCCAGTTGCCATCATTGCAGGTGGAGGAGGATGTGGATGAATAGATAAAGGCGCGTGCAGCTAAATACCCGCTACCGGTCACTTCTAACATGCAAAAATCAGCACCACCATTTACAAATACGATCATGGCGGCTCGCTGAGTGTTAGTGGTTTTAAACCAACAGGAGAATGTAAATGGGTAATCAGTTGGAGCAGCGGTAATCGACAAACTATCATTATAGTCATCAGCAAAACTAGCACACTGATTCAATTTACCGGTTGTGAAACCTACGGAATGGTTATTGGTTAGGTCATTACTGCCATGCGAGTCCGTAGCATTACCGTCCAGCTTCCAGTACGCTTCGGCATCTGGCAGAGTAATTCCGCCTGCGCCTCCACTGCTTTGATTTGCTATCCCTGGAATTAGTAAATGCATTATACTCCTGCCATGTTCTTAATCAACCAAGCGATTGCCTTTTGCGCTTGTGCGTTGGTTGCTTGTGCGTTTTTGAAGGTCTCGTAAATTGCCTTTAACTGGTCACGTTCCTGATTGTTTGCTTCTGCTTCTGCAATACTGTCCAGTTCATCTTGAGTCAGGTTTACTACTGCCCTTGTGAATGTTGCGGTTCCTGCCACGGAATCGAGCACCGGACCCGTTCTCGATCCAAGCTTCTGCGTTGCAGGATCAAACGGATCTTCAACCATGACCCTCTCGTACAATCCTATTGCTGCCAGTTCTTGAGGTGTTGCCGTTGCCGGAATTGTCGCAGTTGCTCCCCACTCGTTGACCCGGTAGATTATTCTTCCGTTTCGCTCCACTACCGGAGTCCCTGGAATGTTGACATTAATTAAACTCATTATGCTCCTCCGATCACTACCCATTCATTCGTTGCCCGCTTGTACAGTGCCAGAGCATACCATTGCCCCTGACTGTCCACGCTGCCAGCACTCACACCATTAACAGTCACTCCGGTGTCACCTTCAACGCTGGTCAATCCTGCTCCAATCTGGGAAATCATTATCTGTGTTCCTGTCGGATAGGCTACACTCGCATTAGTCGGAATTGTTACCGTGTTGGCTGATGCGTTATTTAGCTCAACAATCTTGCTCTGATCTGTAAGGACTAGCGTGTAAGTCGTTCCGGTCTGGGTGTTGATTGACGGTGTGATGACCGGAGCGGTAAGGGTCTTGTTTGTGAGTGTCTGTGTGTCTGATGTTCCGACTATATCACCGCTAGGAGGAGTTGGACCATCCACTACGTCACCGTCAATATTCCACTCTACAAGGTTACCATCAGTTCCAGCAGTTCCGGTAACTGCATTTGCATCCGATCCGGTTACTCCCTTGGTGGCGGCATCTCCAAGTCCTAGAGTCGTTCGCTGATCCGCTGCGGTTGCGTCATCAAGCAAGGCTCTACCGGCTGCCGTGCAGTCAATTTCTTCAGGGTCGCCAGCTCCGGCGGTTGATCGTCCAAGCAACTTATCGGTTGCGCTGACGTGTTGCATCTTGGCATACGTTACTGCCTCATCTTGTATCTTTCCAGTGGCAACGGAAAGGTCAGTAGGTATTCTGGTATCGTCCTTATCATCCGGCTCAAAGTCCTTATCAGGAACGCTCATTACCCGCTGGTTTCCTGTAGTAATACCAGAAAGTTGCATTGAGAATAACTTAGTGGCATCAGACTCATCTTTCATTGCCCAATTAGAATCCGTCTGAAGAGAGGAAATATCCCATCCCATGTGAACCCACGCTGCACCGTCATCCCTGTAGAAACCAGCAGACTTCCTATTAAAAGGCCAAACTCCTGTACCGTTTAACACAAGCCATGTATCACCCGCATTACCTGCCGCAGGTAGAGCAGCATAGTTAGCCTTTTCTCCTTTAAACTCAGGCATCGACAACGATCTTGCCAGTGCAGCGTCAATTTGAGCCCCTGTATATGCTGAATTATAATCTGCCATTATGCTGCATCCCTTACTGAAAAGTTATCGCCATCGGAGGTAATGAAATTCAACCCAGCCGAAGTGACAAATTGCTCATAAACAACCGGAGCAGGCTCATCACCAGTAATATCCCTGGTAATACTACGCACAATGCTCCTTACTATTCCCCTGACAATCGGCATTACTTCTTAATTTGACGGGTTATGTTACGCTTGATTTCTTTTTTCATAACTACCTCCTTCTAGGAGCCCCCGTCACAGGTATATCCTCATCCTTCGTGCGAGCATTAGCAGGAATCGCGCTCCTGTCAATCAGAAGTCCTTCCCTGATTGCCTGGTGAGCTGTACAGAATGCAGAGCTGTAGTGTGAACTCCAGTCATGCACTGGAACGTCCTTGATCGTAGCCCCATCCTTCTCTTCCTTCGAGTGATAGTAGTCCAAAGCAGCCAGACCGCTATCATCGCCTTTCCCGCATCCAATCGTCGAAAACCCGCACCGGCTGAATGAACTCAGTGCATCGCGAATAGGATCCCAGACATTCACATACCTTTCCACGCACGCCACGCCAACCATGCCGGCTTGTTGAAGGAGCTTCTGCCAGAGTAATTCACCATCCGGAGGAAGGAAATGCCCTCCATATCGGTAGGGTAGCTGCCTGAGTCGATCAGCCCAATCTCCAGGAGTGTCACAGTCAGGACCTCCAGACAAGGCCTGAAGGAAATTGATGTTGTCTCCTATCACCTGGAATATCCAGCACTTCGTATTGATCGCAGCCCCAATGTCCCAAGCAGTATAGGCGGGAAACCCTGAGTAATAGGCAACATGCTCATTTACCCTGCCAGCTGCCCGCTGAGCATCCAGCTTAGGAGCAAAGATCAGACCAGCTTCGCGTACCTGCCACATCTCCTCGATCAGCGTCGGATACTCCTGCTTGATAAACTGGCCCAGCCGATTCTTCTCCAGCTGATAGAATATCTTCTGATCGTCATTGAACTTGAAAGGAATTCCGCGCTTTCGCATTTCCTTCTCGGTCACATCAAAATACTCCATCGTCTCACGATCCACCCGACGAATATCTCCATACACCTGATAATCCTTATCGAAGTACCACGGAAAGAACAGCACGAGGTAATCACGCTCAGTACGCAGCTCAAACGGGACCTCCAGCGAACTTTTGAGGATATTGTACCAGTCTCCTCCTTTTCCGCCCTTAAACGTGCTCTCTATGAAGATATAGCCATCCTGAGGCACAGAAGGAATCGCACCTGTCATGATTTCCGTGGACCTGGCCGGATCATCCCAGGCAATCGGTCCCAGCTCAGATATGTGCATCAGGTGATTTGTACCACCACGGGAATTCTTGCCGGCATTTACGCTGGAGTTGTTCGTGAACGCCATTTCCTTATTGTTGTTCACCGGAAGCTTAAGCGCATCCTTCAACCGCTCAGGCATATTCTCCCATGCAAACCTCACCTTATCCAGCTTCTCAGTGGCATCGAGTTGAGTCTGGTCGACAATACTGGCCTGAATCTCATTCTGGAAATAGGCCTGGTCGAAGAGGATCACCGCAAACAGTGTCGAGAATCCCAGCTGACGAGCCTTCGGAACCGCAATCCTGCGGAACCCATCCACGAATATCGCGTGCAGGACCACCCTCTGCTCCCATCGAGGAGTAAATTTGATCTTCCTGGTATTCCCTTCAACCTTCTTTGAAATGATGCTGTACAGGTTGCAAATGCGAAAAAGCGGATCCTTCAGGCATTCAATCAGCTCCTCATCGGTCATATCATCCGTGAGAGTGTATTCCTCCAAGTCGATTGCCTGGTATTCATAGCCTGCCAGATTGTACTTCATGCCGGAACCTCCCGCGTTGACACGTATTCAGCCAAATCACCACAACGACACACCCTGTACGAATGCTGGTAGGTTCTTCCATCGTATTCATTAGGGACGGTGATTATTAATAGCTGTCCCACCTTCAGCTTCCACAGAAAATCATGGATGGTTCCACCATCATAGGGACCGCCCAGCAACTCCACATCCTTCTTCAGGTATTGGTCGATCATACTTACGTTAGTGCGCTAAATTGTCGCAAATATCCATTTTTCGTCGTATAACCCCCTATAACTCCGACACTTTTAGGTAATAAATATCCATCAAGCACCCCTAATCTGGTCCAATAGCGAATTCGTTACCTCCACCTCTACCGGAGCATAGTCGCCGGCCAGCTTTGAATCCAGATCGAGAGCACGCAGTTTATCGGGCATCTTGATCTTCGTTCCATCCTCGGTATGCTGGACTTCCTGAGCAAGTGGACTATCGAGATCGACATGACCGACCGGAGTCCTGACCAAACTCGCAAGGTATTCCCGTTTTTCCCTGATAGTAAGAACCGCTTCTGAGGTAGCCTGTTCCAGCAATCCATCGAGGTAAGACTTAGCTTTAACGTTCTTTAACAGCCGAACCATAGCCGCAGAGCCCACTGCATTGCTCTTACATTTGTATCCAGCCTTGATATAGGCCTCTCCTTTATCCATGCCTTTAGCATGATTCTGGAGAGCCTTTTTCTGTTTCCCTGTTAGCTCTCTATCCATAAATTTTACATCACAGTAATTCCCTGAAATTCAAGCACGACCACTGAGAGAGGTTTGTTGTAAGAGGCCTTAGAGCCAAAACAAGCGTATCCTGTACTCCCGCTATGGTTGAACCCAATCTCAATGCCGTCTTTAACTCAGCCGAAGACTGACGCGACAATGCTGACCCGCCTCCATAGGCAATTATCGTTCCTGGAGTAGTTATCGTTTCACCTGTTCCACCTGAAGCTGTTTGTAACGCACTGTTAGCAAGATCAGCATAGGTAAACGTTCCTCCAACCGTTGGATTAAGGTGCAACTCCCACTTAAAGCTATCTGATGAACCAGCAATTATCTCCAATGATTGAGGAATAATGGTCACATCCTTATAGGCAGCTTTCAGTCTTATCCCAAGCAATGCGTAGGTTGTTCCAGTTCCATAGCTTGAAATCAAAGCATTTCCGCTATCCACCCCTCGAAGGATTCCAGTTTCCTCAATGCCTCCTTCAGAAATTACTGTAGAACAGATATGATCCAGATCGCCTCCACTTGTGCCGTCAGTTTGCACGTCATACCTTAACGGAAGGTTAGGAGTCGACATATAGACGCTGTTAAACGTGCTGTCATTTGCGTGATTGAAATAGTGGCAGTAGTAGACTAGCCCATTGATTACAAATCCAACACGAACACGGCCAACACCCAGCCATTCAAAGTCGATAACTATGATTTGAGTGGCATCCATATCCAGGTTTATACCACTCACCCCTGATCCATCTAACGGATCCACGTTCCAATTTGACTGAGATACACTTTCGGTTGTGCTTCCGTTCTTCGCAATATTCCACGAAAGATCACCGTCACACTTGAAGAATATTCCGTTATGAGGCGTAAGGTAATTTGCTCCAGTACCATCAAAAACCCCTATTCTTTTTGTCATTCCGGCCGTTTGCTGGCTACAAAACGTCATGAAGAATAGCTGTGATTTTCCTGGCTGATAATTAAAACGCTGCTTTGTCTGACGTATAGCAAAATCGTTTGCATTAGCTGTTAGAGTCATCCTGACCCTAGCATCCGTGGCACTATGAGCACTGGAGGCAGCTCCTCCAAGTGACTCGTCCCAGAATAAAGGTTGATCGTCGTGAAGCTGTTTTGAGTCGAATATCGTAAAATTATTAGAGACGCGAAGGCGAGCAAACGCATCCACAGCTGGAGTATCTCCATATTCCTCAATTGATACCTTGAATTGCCCTTTGTTTGTCAGGCTGGCATTATCAAATGTGCCATCATCCTTCTTTCCTGTAATAATTGCTTTTGAAAGCGTTGCATCGTCATCATCGGCAATAGGGTCCTGAATCCTATGAGTAGACGGTGTTATTGCCTTTCCCTTCAGAACTACAGCTAGCTCAAACGTTCCCTGTATGGTTCCACCATTTGTATATTGTACCCTGAGATATTGCAAGTGAGGAGCTACAGTGAATACCTTAGCTGCTCCAGCTGCTATCGTGAACTCATCCGACCAGTACCAATTTGATCCATCTGCACTTTGCTGGATGGAAAGCCCATCTACAGCACTGGCCACATCAGAATACACGGCCACCGCTATAGAACTGTAGTCCTTGATTTCCGTAGACGCCCCAGGGAACACGCCACCTATGCCCAGATTGGCGCTGGAGCTGTTGTTTGTATCCAGCTTACCTCTTAACTCACCAAACTTGCTCATACCCCTCTCCAATCACTTGTGCCGTCAAATTTAGCTGTCAGGCAATCACCGTCATTTAATATTTCTGCACTCACGTCGCCCTCAATCGTTCTTCCTGATCCAGGATACACCATCAGAGTACCGTCATCGCCCTTCTTTGCTACAGATACTCCATATATGGAATTCAAAGGATAATACACGTCTATATCGCCTGTACTCATATCACAGATAACCAGCGTATTCTCAGGAGCATTATAAGGTGAATCAGCAGCCGTTATCGTTTTACGCTTTGGAATAGCCCCTGACGCACTACCGATCAGCCGCCTCAATATGTTCAGCTCCCGCTCCAGCCTCAGATTAATGTTTTGCGTGCGACTATCCTGGACAACCTGTTGTCCCTGGACCCTTCGCTGTTCAGTACGAATCTGAGAATTCGTCGGCATAACTATGATTCTATGGAAGAATCGACTGTTATAGGCAAATAAAAAAGCCTCCCCGCTTGTCTGGAACGAGGAGGCCCTTACGTCGCTGAATTCATAATAATATGAAAAGTGGGAGAAGGTATCAGGGTTGAACTGATCTAACCAGGGATATGAGCCCCAGCGGGTCACCGGACCTACCTTCTAAAAAACTGGATTCAGTTATGGAATCATCCCGTCTAGGTGTCAATTTTAATTACCTAAGAGTTACTACTCTTTCAGTCTTCCCGCCCTTGTACTTGTCGACTACCTTCGCTATCTGGGTAAACGGTATCTTTCCCTTGAGGAAATCACGCACGTCCTGAGAAGCATTGCCGAATATTCTCCATTCTGGCCTCCACGCAGCTGCTATCCACGGTAATTCGCGTTTCCATCTTCCGGCAGCTCGATCACCCCATTTTCCGCAAACGTCGGGCTCAGTGGAAATATCCATGCCGTACACGTCCACCTGACCGCCACGGGAAAGCACCTGAGCAACTACAAGCGCATTTGGAAACGTGAAATTGCAGCTCTTTAAATCCGAGTGAGCAAGGATCGGCTTATTGATGATCTTATGGCTTTTTCCGTACCATGGCATATCCATTCTAACGGAATCCGGAACATGCTCCAGTCCCTTCATGTTCTCGAAAGTCGCAATGCTTTCCGGAATGGAAATAGTTCGATTGTACAGTGGAGTACCCTGAGCAGTACCATGCTCCATATCAGCTTTCGATCCTGGAATGGCCAACTCTATTACAACAGGGTCCAGAACGCACCACACGTCCACTGGAAACAGCCACGCAGCTGTATTGCATCCTATAACCAGTTCGTAGTCCTCAATACCTGTAGATGGCCAGAATTTCTTTAGCGATGGCCCATTTGCGAGTACGGCTACGGTCCTCATCTAAAATACTTCCCTATCCACGGACTTTGCTCAATTGCCTCATGAGGTCTAGGTTTACCGTGGAATATCACCAAAGGCTCCTCAGGCTCATCAATTTTCGGCTCAGGCTCCTTGTAACTGCAAAGCTTACCAGGGAACCTGTCTTGCCAGAAATACGGTTGATTCTGATACATGCTCTTAATCGCTTGAGTCACGTAAACATGCATAGGAAATGAACGCTTCTGCTTCCACGTTAATTCCTCACTGACACCTTCGCAGTATCCCTTCCATACTTCATTATAGTGCAAATCTGGAGGAAGACAGACAGCCCCATCAGCGTAGCTTCCATCGTAAGCACCCTTGAGGCCCAGAGATTCCCTGACTGGCCTCATATACATCGGCCATGGCTGGATTAACCAGCTGACATCCCCGCGAATCACCGTATCCAATCCTGTCATGATGACGTGACCATCTGACCAAGGAGCGTCAGGACGGTACAACTCCATGAGATTCCACCAACCCCAGACACGACGATCAGGATATACCGGAACAATTTTCTTTTCCCCTAAAGGTACGATGTTCAGATAATAATCATCGTGGGCAACCTCTTCCAAGTCGGTTACGACGTACATCGTGAAATCACATCCAAGACCACTTACGAATCCATGAAATAGATTTCTCACATAGTTTCTGGCATGAGGATAATCGCCTACAGCCGCAGTGAATATGCTTACCTTGCTCATAGCCCTTCCGGTATTTGACGGCCACACTCCACGTAAGT